CGGATGGCCTACGTCCTAAGCCTCCCCCTCGTAACTTCTCGTCCGGAAAAAAGCGGCGCGGATTCAACAAACAAGCTGCGACGCGACTCCGTAAAAGTAAAGAGTGGGTCTTACGACTTTCTGATGAGTTTATTGCCGTTAAGGCACTGGGTTCCACCGATGACTATGACTGTTCTCTTGGTGCTATGGTACGCTATCCGCATGATTTTCTTGCGCAGAAGCTATTGGCATCACGCATCAGTCAGGCCACGATTTCTGGCGTCGCCAACTTTAAACGCGTGAACCCGAGGGATGAATTACGCTACAAGTATTTATTCAAATTTGATCGAGAGATCCCTCCTCTTGTACCCAAACGGCTTCATTTACTGCGTAGTAAGATGCTTTTACAATCAACCGTCTTTACCTCTAATCAGGAATTTTTGGACGATTTGGCTAAGTCTCTTACTTGCGGCCATTTTGAAGACGTTAAAGTCAAGGGCTCCTCCGCCGCTGGTTGGCCTTGGGCCGCCGGCACCAAACGTTCCGACGTTTTGGAGGAAGCCAAAGAAAGAGCTCAATCTGAATTGGATAATGATCTTCCTAATCTTTCAAAGCACCTGTGGTACACCACAGGTCGCGGAAAAATGTTTGAAGAACACTCTTTTAATGCAAAAACTGGAAAGTTCTTAGGCGAGGCTGCCCGCCTCGTTTCCTATCAATCTCTTATCTACTTCCTCATTGGAGCAAGGTATTGCCAGATTTTCGACAGGCACTTTATCAGAAACCGTGACGCCGGGAGCTCTGCTCTCGGTATGTCGTGGTTTTATGGAGGCGTGTCAGCCCTTATGCGTTGGTTTCTTCTTCCCTTTTCTGGATTGACTTTTGAAAAACTTAAATGGATGTCCCTAGATGTTTCATCTTGGGACGCCAGTATCTCCGCTGAGATTTTGGCTTTATCTAAAGAATTTCATATCAATAACATTCGCGCCTGCGAGTCCCGAATTGGAAAGGAAACATGCGATCGGTGGTGCCACGTCTTCGATGCCATTTATGAAGATATGATACACGCTCGCGTTCTCATCAACTCCGATGTTTTTGAGCTTAAACGCGGCATGAAATCAGGCTTCAATTTAACGGCTACTGATAACACACTCGTCCACGGATGGGTGTGGGCTTGCATTCTTGAATGTCTGGTTCCTCCTATGCTGGCTTGTCTCG